TATCTTAATAATAGATCTGCATCTATTGCAGCTTCAGGTTTATAGTTAAGTATAACCCTCTGCATATGTTTTCGTATTCCTGGGTCGTTAAAAGTCAAGTCAGGACTTCTATAACGTCCGAATATAACTTCACCATCAAATGTATTACCTGACTCTTGTCTATATATGTAACCATTTGAGTATGCACCATGTAAAACTAATACATTACCTTCATCTACAAAACTATCTGTACATGCAGGGCGCATACCTTTTATCTCTGAAAACTCAAAACTTTGTCCTTTTAGTACACAGATAACACCTTTGCTTTGATTTTCAGCTACATTACTTTTAGTAAAGAATATCCTGTACTGTGTTTTATCTGGTATTACAGTAGAGTCAAACTCTGTAGCACTAGATAGATTGTCATTAAATATAGATTGTACATTAGAACTTATTGTACCAAGTTCAACGTCACCAATTCTAGCAGTACCAGCAATAGTACGTAAGCCATCTGGACCTAAGAAGATTAAGTCACCAGCAAATTCTTGTATTGTATCTCCGTTTATACAACCGATGTTACGTGTAACAGGAGTAACAGCAAAGTTAGAACTTGATGTACCTGATAGTTTAAATATCCTTGTTTCACAAAATACAAATAAATCATCACGGAAAACTTTTAGTCCTACAATTGTGTCATCAACTTTAAAACTACCAGCTCCTTGACCACTAACAAAAGCATCTTCGTCAAAAGGCTCACTAAACACAACTTCTTGTTTTGTAGTTGACTTTCCTGCATAGAACATGTGGTTCTTAAATGATGCTACGTATTTTGCACCAGCAACAGAGCTGTCACTTACATCTGTAGCAGCTAATGATGAGTTAAATACTGTAGGTGCATTTACACCATCAACAACAACTATCTTATCTGTGCCGTCAAAGTTAAATCTTTCAAACGAATACTTACCTGCACTAGTCCTACCTGAGTCTCTTGATGTCCAAGATGATCCCCCTGGAGTTGCACTATATATACTTGTACCTCTAGCTGCTAATACAATATCAGCAAAAGAAGCAACCATTAAAACTTTCTCTGATGCAGAAGAAGTATAAGGCACAACAGCACTTACGTATTTAGAAAAACCATTGATACGTCTGTAGCCGCCCTCAATGTCAGGTTCAAAGTTTCTTAACTCTAACGCCTCGCCAGGTTGCATCAAGAATGTAGACTTGTTTAAAACTAAGCCCCCTTCACAATTAAATGCAGCGGGATTTGTTTGCGAATTATCTGGCATTAATTTACTCTAAGTGAGGAGCTAAAACCGCCCCTAGAATTATTGGGCATATATGTAGATCTAATATATTCATATTTATTAACTAACAAGGTTTGCATATTCTTTATGCCTTGTTCAAATCTAGTAAAGTTAATGCCGTACTGCTGTACTTCACCTCGATACTGATAAACAAAGGCACTAGCCCCGTCAACAATAATAGCAGCAAAACGATCAGGAATAGTTGTAGTATCCCCATAAGCTGTCATATCCGCAGGGAATGTAAAGTAATCAAACTTCACAACGTAAGATTTAGTGGGGTAAGGGTAAACTAAATAATTATTATCTAAGGTTCGTACAACATGTGTGGGTACGCCACCGTCATCAAACTGCGTTACAACAACATCGTCAGCATATGCCGCAGCGGTTGTTCCATTAGCACCTCGTGTACATCCTGTAATGTCATTGCCACTGATAGCAGTATAGGTTACTTCTTCATCACCTATATATACTTTACCAGAACTATCTAAACCAGTAGTTGATGTAAGAGTGAGAGTAGTAACGGAACTTGAGTGGGAACCATTTAGGGTTGTAGATATAATTAAGTCTTCTTGCTCTACGTGTTTATTAACATAATCATTGTAGTCAAGGATGCCCAGTTTACCACCGCTGTTGCCTAGTGTGTCATTAGCTACTATTCTAAATGTGTTGTAATCAACTACCTTAGTCGAAGTAGGTAATGAGTATCGAACAACACCTGCAGTTAATGTTTTACTTTCAGTAGCGTGGTTAAATGGGTAATTAAATTCTCTTTGATTTATATATCGAACTGCTTCATTAATAGCAGTCTTAGCTTGTGTTTGTATTCCTCTAGCAGATGTAAAAGTAGAGGACGTTAGCTCCACTTCATTTAACCTTGCAAGAACCTTGTTCGTTAAAGTTAGATAACTTTCTGCCATGTATATAATCTTTCACATAAATGAGGTGAAGGGGCCAGTTAAACCAGCCCCCTCATATATCTTATATGCTGTCTCTAGCAACTTCAGCAGCGGATGTGCTGCCTTGCTCTGAAACATCCATCAATAGAGCATAAACTCTAAGTTTACCTGCTGTAAAGGTAGCACCGTCACCTGCAAAAACAAGGTCTAGTGTATCTGCTGTAGCAAGAACAACTTCTGCTGAAGGTGTTACACTTGGAGCGTATGCACCATCTGAAGCACCATCAATGTCAAATGCTGTAACATATTCGTCAACGTCTGCTGCACCCAATGTTATAGTAGCATTTGTACCTGTATTCATTGTTGCGCTTTCGACAACTTGAACACCTGCGTGAAGTATGTGAGTGTTAGCTGGTAGTGTAATACATTGTACTGTATCTGGTGCTGAACAATCAATAGCTTGTGCAGTCAAGTCAATTATTAGTTCGACTTGATACGGCATACGGCCTCTGTTGGAGTTACCTGTAGCAGGAAGTAAAAGTGATGTTATAGTAGCCATTTTTTATGTCCCCCTACGCTGCGTTATATACGGCATTGACAAGAGCTTCTGGACGAAGGATCTTTCTGCCATAAAGATGCATCCCACGAACAATATCACTGAATGAATCGGGGTCCCGATAAGATTCAACTTTATTGATCTGTTCTGCGGTTGCGATAGCCGAATCATGTCCAGCAACAATTACCCCATAGTTAGCAAGTTGGTTAGCTGATCCAGATGTTCCTGGACCCGTTCCAACTGCAGGTAGATTGTTAGACTGATATACACGGAAGCCGTGCAGGCTGTTTAGTATTAGACCATTCTGGATACCAGAACCACCAAAGTCTGAATTCATAAGACGTGAGTCTTCGTCCTTCAATAATTCGATGAATACTGAATCAAGTACAATCCAACGGTTACGAGAGTCAACATTTTGTTGATCAAGTAGACGAGCCATTCTAGCGATTACCTGTAAAGGTGAAGCTGTAGCTGTCGGCTGTGCAGTAGCACCACCAAAACGAGGGACAAGAGGAATCGAGTGATTTCCTGCTGAACCAGTAGTGATGTTTCCAAAGCTGCCTTTGTTTAGCTTCATGCTAGAAAGTAGTTCGTCTGTGCCAGCAGTAGATACTGCTACAGTACCATTTACAGTTGCGTTAACTGTATCTGGCGCACCGTGAAGTGAAGACTGTTTGTAACCAGATAGGTATCCAAGAACGTCTTGGTCCATTTGGTCTGCTAGTCTGTATGCAGCACGGTCTGTGGCGAGATTCATAAAATCAATATGACTGTGAGCTTCTTCGATGTCATCAATCTTGAAAGCAAAATAATTTGATTTGTCGATTGTTAACGAAAAGTCTTCGTCATCAAGATCCTGTGGCAGTATTGTAGTACCACGAGTGTACGCCTTTACTGAAACTTCAGGTTCTTTCATTATTTTTACGGTATCGCCTTGGTTTGCTATTTCACCAAAGTAATCGTTATTGGTAATAGCGTTAGCAACGGCAGACTTGCGGAATGCAAGTTGTACCTGTTTGCTGTAGATGATGGGTGAAAAATTACCGTTTGGTAAGTTCCCGTACCCACTTGCTGAAGAGAAAGCCATTGTATAAAATCCTCCATAAAGATATGGCTATGTAATATAAACACAACATATCCACTAAAGGGGCCTGTTATTTTCTAGGGTGCAATTTAAATTTGAGGCTGGCCTGCCTTGGTATAAACTGGGCCTATACTTAATAGGGTAGTTCTTTGCGGCTTAGTGTTTGGTGAAACACATACATAAAAATAATATAATTCATGTATATGCGTATAGTTATACTTACAAAATTCTAAGTGTCAAGTCTTTTTTGACATATCGTAAGTAAACTTGCCCTCTCGCATAGCCGCCATAATCTCATCTGATCTTTTAGCGTA